GTCGCAGGGCTTGCGACAGACGGCGCACCGAATGCGACCTATGCCGCCGTCTTGCTGCAAGCCGGAAGCGCCGTCGCGACCAACGGGGCGGCCTTGCTGGAAGCGTGGCACGGTATCGACCTTCCGCCCGGCATGATGCTTCCGAAGTGCGCGGCGGTCGCTGTCGCCAAGGCTGGCCCGGCCCTTACCGGCTTCGGCTTTTCGGCGTCGTCGGCAACGTTCTATTTCGAAAACGGGGCGTTTATCAAAACGCAACTTTACGGCGAACGTTACCCGAATTACCAAGTCGTTTTCGAAGTTGAAGGCTTGAATCCTTGGCCGGTTCCCGACGATTTTTACAACGGCGTTCGCGCGATTCAGTCGTTTAGCCCGAACGGAAACGTATTCTTCGACGACGGGGCGGTTTTGTCGAAGATGCACAAAGAAGAAGCTTCGACGTACAAAATCGAAGGCTTGCCGGAACGAATGGGCTTTTCTGCGAAGTTGCTTCTTTCCGTTGAACATGCGTTTAAGAAAGCGCATTTCGCACCGGAAGCAAACAAGGTCGTATTTTTCGGCGACAATTTGCGCGGCGTTCTTATGGGTCTTGACCTTGGCAGCGAAGCGACGCATAATCCTTCGGACAATTACGAAGACGACATACCGTTTTAAGGGGCTTTCGCATGATTAACGAACAAGGCTTTATTGTTGCAAAGAAAAGCCGCGTCGTCGATAAGCTGGCCGCAAGCATTCGACAGGCTTTGCGGCCTGTCGAATTTATGTCGGACGAAGAACTAACGGCAATGCCTGCCGGAAGTGTCTTCGTCTTCGACGTTGAAACTTACTTAAATTTCTTTTACGTAGCGTTTAAGTCGCTTGATAACGGAAAGTTCGTCGCGTTTGAACGCAGCCCCGACCATGATTTTAACCCGACGAAGCTTCTTTGGATGCTTTGGCGGTTCTGTATCGTCGGCTTCAATTCGCGCAATTATGACTTGCCGATGATTGAACTAGCCGCACGCGGGGCAAGCTGCGCGAAGCTTAAAGAAGCGTCCGATTTCATCATTAAAAGCGGGCCGAACTATGGAACCGAAAAGGTAACGCCGTTCGCGTTCGAAAAGAAGTACGGCGTACAAATTGGCCGATACAATCATATCGACCTTATCGAAGTCGCGCCGCTTCAAGGTTCGTTGAAGCTGTACGCGGGGCGCTTGCATTGCGAACGTATGCAAGACTTGCCATTTCCCGAAGACCATGTATTAACGCGGGAAGACGCCGAAATAGTGCGGCCTTATTGCTGCAACGACCTTTCGAATACCGAACTTTTGTTTAACGAACTTGCGCCCGAATTGAAATTGCGGGCCGAAATGTCGGAAGAATACGGCGTAGACCTTCGGTCGAAATCAGACGCACAAGTAGCCGAAGCGGTTATTAACTCCGAACTTCAAAAAGTCCTTGGCTATTATCCGAAGAAGCCCACACTATCCGCCGATACCGTCTTGGTTTACGACGTGCCCGACTTCGTTTGCTATAAAACGACGCAGCTTCGCGAAATGCTGGAAGTCGTGCGAAACGCCCGCTTCTATCTTGACGGCTTGGGGTCGCCAATCATGCCGCCCGAACTGGAAAAGCTGAAAGTAACCATCGGCGGTTCGACGTACAAACTAGGCATGGGCGGTTTGCATTCTACCGAAAAGAAAACGGCGCACTATGCGACCGACGAAATAATTTTGGCAGACAACGACGTAGAATCGTTTTACCCGCGAACAATCCTTAATCAAAGACTTTGCCCGCCGCACTTGGGCGAAGCTTTCTTGACCGTTTACGAAAAAATCGTAAATACGCGAATTCATGCCAAAGCCGAAGCGGCTAAGGCAAAGAAAGCGGGCGACCGCGCAGCCGCGAATAAATGGAAGACCGTTGCCGACAGCTTGAAGATTACCATTAACGGAAGCTTCGGCAAGCTTGGCAACAAGTATTCGACGCTTTACGCGCCGCAACTTATGTTGCAAGTAACGATTACCGGGCAACTTGTGTTGCTTATGCTTATCGAAGCTTTGGAACAAATCGGCATCGAAGTTATTTCCGGCAATACCGACGGCATTATTTCCAAGTATCACAAATCACGACACGACGAAGTAAGGGCGCTTATTGCGGCTTGGGAAGAATGGACAGGATACAAGACCGAAGAAACGCGGTATAAAGCTGTATTCAGCCGCGACGTTAATAGTTATGTCGCAATCAAGGAAGACGGCGGCGACCCCGAAGCGCGCTTTATTGACGAACGATTGGGCGCAAAAACGAAGGGCGCTTATTGCGAACGCGGGTCGGCCTTGAATTCGATTCTTTCGAAGAACCCCGAAACCCTGATTTGTTCCGACGCCGTTGTTCGCTTCCTTGTTGACGGAACGCCGGTCGAAAAGACGATTAAAGAATGCCGCGACTTCCGGCGCTTCGTTGCAGTAAAGAACGTGCGCGGCGGCGGCGAAAAGAACGGTCGTTATCTTGGCAAGGTTGTTCGTTGGTATTACCCGAAGAACGAAGCCGGGTATATTGCTTACGTATCCAGCGGAAACAAAGTCGGGAAAACCGACGGCGCACGCCCTGTAATGGACTTGCCGACGGAATTTCCCGACGATATAAATTACGATTGGTACATTAACGAAGCGGTCGAAATGTTGTACGACTGCGGGCGGTTGAAGAAGGCCAAAACCGCCGCGCTGTCGTTCTTTTGATTACGGCGGCGGCGGTGCCGTTAGGGTCATTGTTAGCGAATCGCTGTACGTCGAATATTTCGAATTCGACGTAATAAACGAATCTACAATAACTTCTAGCGTGCCGTACTTGCCCGTTACGTCAAGGGTTGTTGAACTTCCGGCAGTCGTAACGGTCGTGTAAGCGCCGCCGCCTACGCGCCAGCGAACGCGGGTTTCGGTGCCAGCTTCCCGCGTGCTATCCGTGTCGCCATACACGCGCAACAGGGTATCGGCCCGGCTGCGGTTGCGCCATTCCGCAACAATCGACGTTGCGCCTACTTGTGGGCTTGGCGTGCGGCTTCCTGCAAGCGTTAGGTACTGCGGCGGCAGCGGCAACCCGGCCCGGTTGGTAAGCGACCCGCTGAACGACGGGGCCAACGAAATATCAAGCTTGCCGCCCGAAGTCGTATCCAAAAGCTTAACGTATCGCGTCGTTCCGACCGAAACAAGTTCCGGCAACAGTCCATCGGTTCCGCTAATGAACCAAACGCGGTCGTTGGCAGCGTGATTGCCCGGCACGGTATCCAGAACGCCGCGATACACGTTCGGGAAGGTAACTTGACCGCCGCCATTGTCAACGAAGCCCACATAAACGAACAGTTCGTTATTAATCAGCAGGAAGGCCGAACCGTCGCGCGCTTGGTCTAGCGTCGTGTATTGCTGCAAAGCTTCGATGCTTGCTTGCGACACGCCGGTTACGATAAGGCTTCCGCTTGTATCGTTGCGGGTTTCGCTGGCGACTGTCGAAGCGTAGGCGTTCAGCAACACGCCGCCGCCGTTGTACGGGGCGCTTTCAAGCGACAGAATGGGCGACGAACTGAAATTGTCCGTGGTCGTCATTGCGTCGTAAGAAATCGACGTAGAACCCGGCGCAACTGCGGCAAGATACAACCGACCGTAGTTATCAAAATTGGAAAGTGTTTCGTTTTCGCTGTTTGACGTAAGGAACGCAGGCGGCGTAAAAAGAAGCCGCGTTGTAACCGGCGTCGGTTCCGTACTAATTGGCGTCCATCCTGAACCTTCGGGCGGTGCGAACGTAAGCGAAGACGACGAAAAGCGGTCTTGCACGCAAGAAAGCTTGATTTGGTTGGACGTAAGTTCGCCGAAATCAATTTTCGTAACACGCATAACCATGTTTGAAATGCCAAACGGTTTCCAATTAAGAACGAACACGCTTCCGGGTCGCAAGCTTTGCGCCTTGCGGTTAACGGTCAAATCGCACTTGTAAAGCGGAACGTTCAAAATTGAAAGTTGGCGCGCTGCAATCTTGCTTGCTACCGTTGCGTCGGTAACGCCGGGCGTCGAAACTTCCGTAGACTTAACGCGGTTTTGAAAGTTGATATTTGCGAAGTCTTGGGTAATTGCTACGCTGTCGTCGTAACTACTGGCGCGGTTTTTGAAAGTAACCCGGCATTGGTTAAAAGTGTTTTCCCATGTTGTTTTCTGGAAATTGCGAAGTTCCTTAACGGAAGATTCGTCAAGAACAAGAAGTTCGGAAATCGTGTAATCTTGACGAACAAGTTTCGCAACAATCTTCGCTGTTGCCGGGTCTTGATACAACACGCCGTCGGCGACGCGCATTACTTCTTCCAACAAGTCTTTTCCGGTAATCGCAGATTGAACAATAAGCGACATACCCAAGCCTTCGTTATACAGCGTTTGCGCGCAGGCCGTGAACGAAGGCAAATCAATTTCGCTTGCGAGATTGCCGAAGCGGCCCCATTTCTGCGTCATTGCGTCGTAAACAATTTCCATCGGGTTAACGTCCAACCCGTTTGGCATGATTGAATAAGTCGCGTGCAAGCCGGACGTAATGCGCTGAATTTCGAAGCTGAACGGTTCCGGCGTCGTACCTGTTCCAATATAAAAGGCTTTAAACAACGCACGCGCAAAGCCGTTGTAAGCCGGAACATTCGGCCCAATCTTCGAAACCAAGTAAGAATCTTGCGGCGGGTTAAAACGACCGTCGTAAAACGAAATCGTGCCTTGCAGGCCGCCGCGTTCATCTTCGCCGCCAAACAAGTTCGGCTTGTTAATGTAAATATCGCCGGACGAAGTTAAGTTGCCTTCCCAAACAAGGTAAGTACCGGCCCAAAACTTGCGAAGTCTAACGCCGGGGCCAAGGCACAAAATGCAATCAATGCCAAGATAGTTTTTATAACCGACCGTAACTTTCTTCGAACTAAAAAGCCCGGACTTCATTTTTTTGACAATTGGCTTCGGGCGAAAGTCGCCATACCAAGCCGTTATCGGCGATTTCTGGCGCACTGTTCCCCACACTAGCGGCATCGGGTCGCCGTATTTAGAACGCGGAAATTGGAAGTCGCCAAGTTTCGCCGCGCGTGCGTTTTCGACGTTCGGTTTCGGCATAAGCGCCGCCATAAGCAAGAAGGCGACGACGAAGACAATTGCAATCCACATTTGTTAATGAACCCCGCTTTGAAATAGGTTATTCGATTCGCCCGGAACAAACGGGCAACCGCCGAAGTTCGGTTGATTGTTGAACTTGGGGCAACCGTTGGCCCCGTTGTAAGAATGGTCGCAACCTGCCGTAACCTGAACCGAAGTGCCGACAGAAATACGCGCGAATTCGTAATTTACCGTTAGAATTGCCCCGGCTTGCGCGACAATCATTCGACGTTCGTTGCGCGCAGGTATTGCAATTTCGCCGCCGATAAACCAACCGTCGGGAAAACCGCCAAGCGACGGAATCGAAATGTTACGACCTTCGACCGCTGAAACCTGCGTATCTAGCGAATTGCTTGCGCGGCTTACCTTGCAACGTTCGTCGAACAAAACGTTATTGCAAGGCGGCTGTACGTAAACGTTCGGTATATTGCCCGACAGCATCGAACCGAACTTGCTTGGCGTTCTGAACGTTACAAATTCGTCGTCAACCGAAATTGAAGCAATCGGCCCTTTCCAGTATGCGACCCAAGTTGCGGCGTCGCGCTGGCGACGGTAAATCGTCAAAACCAAAGACGGCGGCGTAGTTTGAAACGCATAGTCTTTAACGATTTGTTCCGTAATCGGAAGCGTAACCGTCATATCTACGTTGTCGTCTTCGTGCGTTCCAACTTTTAACGTACTGCGCTTCAAACCCGGAACGGGGTTATATGTCGCACTGTTGAAGACGTGCGCCAGAACGTCGGAAGTCATGTAATAATTGCGATATGAACCGACGAATTCGTAAAGTTCAAATGGCGCGCTATCGCCTACGCTTTCTTCTTTGTCGTCGTAATCAGACATTAGGGTTCCGCCGTTCGAATTGAAAGATTCAAGATTGATTCAAGGCCGTAATGCTTCCATTCTACTTTATCGTCGCCAAGGCGTACAGGCAACAAGTACGAAATTCGCTTAACTTCCATCCATCCGGCCCCGGTCGGAAGCGGCGTACCAAGAAGAAGAATTGTATTGCCGGTTTCAAGCAAAGTTGCGCCCAATATTTCGGTTCGATGAATGCCGGACGCTGTTTCGATTTCGATATAACGATGCGTGATAATCGGCCAAATTTTTTCGGCATACTCCGACCCTTCGACGGTATAGCTTGAAGTCGCGTCGGACGGTTGCACGGCCAAAGCCAAATCGGTTCGATATGTGGGCATCCAAAACTTGCGCGCCTGTCCGCGTGCATACGCAAGAATCGCTTTCCAATAATCCAATTCTTCGGGATTCGAAATACGGTTTACTTTGAAGCTTCGCGGCCCGCCGATGCGGCTATAATCCCAACGGCTAATAATGTCGGCAAGTCCGGTTTGATTGTCGATTGAAATTTGGCCGGTCGAAACTTCGTCGCGTACAAGGTCGTTTGCAAGCGGACGCTTCGTCAAAACTGGCACGCCGCCGAACTGTTCAAGTACGACGGTTGCGCCGGGTCGGGTAAGTTGCGAACGCTGGCGAATCATCTTCGCGTTAATTTCTACTTCGCCGACGGTATCGACGGAATACCGCGCAAGTGCTGTATTGTCGTCAATAAGCGCAGGCGAACCCGGAATGATTAGCGACCCTGCCGGAATGTCGAACAGCAGCGGCGAACCAAGCGTAGCCCCGTCGGCTGTCAATACGTCGATTTCGACAAGTGCCGCAACAAGCGGCGTTTGAATCAAGACGTATTCAGTATCGCGAACGTCGGTCTTCGTTCGGTCGAAATAAATTTGAAGCGCGCCGGTATTGCTTGCGGCAGTAATTCGGGTCGCGTACTGAAATTCGGGAATCCAAAGCCGACCAACTGCCGACATAACGTCGCCGTAAAAACGGCGCACGGCTTCGACAGAATCGAAAATTACTTTCAACCGTTCTTCAATACGCGGCATTTCGCCGCGAAGTGCTATGCGCTGTTCTGTTCCGTCAACCGCTACAATGTTGTCGCTTAACCATTCCCAAGTTTCGTTCAATGGAACTTCGGGCACAATGTCGAACTTAACCGCGCGCGTTCCTGTAATCAGAATCGGCAGCGGGTCGGGAACGTTGGAAAAATCAAATTGAATTTCGACGTTGATATTCGGCGGCCCCGAAACGCCTACGGTTATTTCGTAAGTAAGTTCTTGAAGCGGCGGCATTGCATACGGCGTCGCTTGGCCGGTAATTTCAATACCGACCGGATTACTTACCAAAATATCGTCAAGATTAGCCGCACGGTCGGGCCATGCGTTCCAAACGTTGAATTCGCGCGTTTGCGACGACGCGACCGTTTGCAAGTCCAAGACCAACGGCGAAACATGAACGCGATAATAATAATCGCGCCCGAAGTTGCCTTGTTCTTTGCCCACAATAGGCCAGCGATTCGAAGGCGCGATTTTGTACGCCGAATATCCGCCGCGCAAGAACATATCGCGCGGGTCGTAAATAGTCGGCGCGTATTCTGCGGCGGTAAGTTCGTTAAGTTCGGCGGAAAGGTTCGGGTTATAATCGCCGTAAATAAAACTTTCCGCCGCTAAAAATGTTCCAATTCTTCC